CACGACATGATTACCAATTTTATTCAGAGTGATAAATGTCCGCAGTTTGATACAGTTTTTATTGATGAAGCTCAGGACCTATCAAAAGTTCAATGGGATATGGCTCGTACTTTAATGAACCGTTCAAATGATACCTTCATAGCTGGTGACGACGATCAAGCAGTATTTAGATGGGCAGGTGCAGATGTAGATAGTTTTATTGCGCTCGATGGCAAAATTAATCAACTAATTCAATCATTTAGAGTGCCTGCTCAAATTCATAAATTAGCGGCCAATATTGTAAACAGGATTTCAAAAAGAATCAACAAGAATTGGTTACCTGCTAAACGAGAAGGAGAAATAAAGTGGTACGATAGTTTTGATCAGATCAATTTAAAAAATGGTAAGTGGTTAGTTTTAACAAGAACTAATTATCAACTTAACAATATTGAAGAATGTCTTCAGGCAGACGGCATGTATTTTAAAAGTAAAAAGAAAAAGAATTATGAAGCAGATTTATATCAAGCCATAACCGACTGGGAAAATTTGCGTAAAGGATCTTTGTTGGAACATAAAAAATTATTTCATATTTTTGGTTACATGACTCCTACGAATGTAGATAAGAATGCTATTCAAGGAATGGCTAAAGAAGCGTTCTATGGAATCGACCAGCTTAAAAGAGACTATGGATTAAGAACAGATAAAATTTGGTACGAAGCTTTAGACAGCGCAGGCTATCGACGAGTCGAATATATTCGTTCGATGCGCAACAATGGAGAAAAATTAAATCAAGATCCTAGAATACATTTATCCACCATTCATGGTGCAAAAGGTGGTGAGTGTGATAATGTCGTTTTACTAACAGATCTTACAGAAAACACGCAGAAGGGATATGATAAAAACCCCGATGATGAAGAAAGATTATTTTATGTAGGAGCAACAAGAACTAAAGAGACTTTACATATTGTAAGGCCTAAAGACATTTATAAAGGATATAGAATATGAGTATATGGGAAAAACAGATTGGAGGAGCTCATTATAAAAAAATGAAAATTCAACCAAGTGAATTCGTTCACAAAAATAAAATGTTATTTGCAGAAGGAAATGTAATTAAATATATTTGCAGACATCCTTTTAAAGATGGCAAACAAGATTTATTAAAAGCAATTCATTATTGTGAAATGATTATTGACAGAGATTATGATAAGGAAGAAGAACCACAAGAAAATTGGGCTGACGGTTATCGCAAGTGGAAGGCAACTCAAAAATAATGTTGCAAATGCCTCTCTTTACACCTCAGACTGAATGGATTCCTCCTGAAGAATTTCCAGACCTTTCAAAACATAAAGAAATAGCGATCGATTTAGAAACTAAAGATCCTGATCTAATAAAAATGGGTTCAGGTTCTGTCACCGGTAAGGGGCATGTCACAGGTATTGCTGTCGCTGTTGAAGGATGGTCCGGTTATTATCCTATAGCTCATGAAGGGGGAGGCAACATGGATCGAGATAGAGTTTTGTCTTGGTTCAGAGATGTCATGAGAACGAACGCCACTAAAATTTTTCATAATGCTATGTATGATATGTCTTGGATTATAACATTAGGTATTCCCGAAATTAATGGAAGAGTTGTTGATACGATGATTGCAACAGCTCTCGTGGATGAAAACAGACGAAGATATGATCTCAACTCTTGCTCTAGAGAATATATTGGTAAGGGAAAAGATGAAGGAGTTCTCTATGCAACAGCTAAAGAATGGGGAGTCGACCCGAAAGCTGAAATGTATAAACTTCCCGCTATGTATGTAGGATCATATGCAGAGAAAGATGCCGAAATAACATTAGAGCTATGGAATTATTTAAAACAAGAAATACTTAATCAAGATTTAGAAGCCATCTTCAAATTAGAAAGTGATCTCTTTCCTTGTCTCGTAGCAATGAGACACAAAGGAGTACGTGTTGATGAAGAGCAGGCATTACAATACAAAAAACAATTAGTTGAGAAGGAAAATAAGCTTTTAAAAAAAGTTCAGGAAGAAACAGGTGTAGAAGTGCAAATTTGGGCGGCCAGAAGTATAGCACAAGTCTTTGATAAATTAAAGATACATTATGATCGAACCGAAAAGACACACGCCCCTTCATTTACTAAGAATTTTTTGAGTAATCACCCTCATCCTTTGGTCAAGCTCATTGCTCAAGCCAGAGAAATTAATAAAGCACATACCACATTTATAGATACTATTTTAAAACATGCACACAAAGGAAGAATTTATTCTGAAATTAATCAGTTAAGATCTGACAACGGTGGCACAGTCACTGGAAGATTTTCCTACTCTCATCCCAACCTTCAGCAAATCCCGGCACGAAATAAAGAATTGGGTCCTATGATTCGTTCTTTGTTTCTGCCGGATGAAGGATATAAATGGGGTTGCTTTGATTACAATCAACAGGAACCAAGACTGGTTGTACACTACGCAGCTCTTCAACAAATGTATGGAGTAAATGAAGTTTTAGAGTCATACAAAGAAGGCAATGCTGACTTTCATAGAATTGTAGCTGAGATGGCTGACATACCAAGAAAACAAGCGAAGACCATTAATCTTGGTTTGTTTTATGGAATGGGTAAAAATAAATTACAAGCAGAACTCGGTGTTTCAAAAGAGAAATCGGATTCTTTATTTAAAAAATATCATGGAAGAGTCCCTTTTGTTAAACAACTAATGAATTCGGTTATGAATCGTGCGCAAGAGTCAGGAAAAATTAGAACCTTACTCGGGCGCTCATGCCGGTTTCCATTGTGGGAACCTGCAAGCTTTGGGATTCATAAAGCTCTTACTCACGAACAGGCCCTCGCCGAACACGGACCTGGTATTAAAAGAGCCTATACATACAAAGCATTAAATAAGTTAATCCAAGGATCAGCTGCTGATATGACTAAAAAAGCCATGTTAGATCTTTATAATGCAGGAATTATTCCACATATACAGGTACATGATGAGTTGGATATTTCAGTAAAAGATGATAAAGAAGCTAAACAGATAGTACAAATAATGGAAGCCACGGTTGATCTAGAAGTCCCAAATAAGGTAGACTACGAGTCTGGCTCTAGCTGGGGCGATATACATTAGGAGGAAATATGGAACAAGCAAAAAAATTATGGGCATTAGCATTAGCTCATAAAAAGATTTCTATTGCAGTAGCAGTAGTTGTTGTTTTAATAATCATATCACTATAGGAATTTATGTTGGATGGCATACTTAAACGCAAACATTCCTGCGACGTACGCGCAAGTCAGGAGAGAGTATCTCTATGATCTTAAGAAGCATCATGGAGAAGTGGAAGATTGCTTACTTTTTGGGATTGCATCGATTACAGGGCGTCCTGTACTCTTTCACGCAATTATGGAAAATGGAGCTATATTTTACCGCTTGCCAATCTCTGCATTCATACAAAAAGACTTTGATGTCAAAGAGGTTCCTCGGATGCGACTTGATGAGTTGGAGCTGTGGAATTGCTTTAGTTACTATCCTTGCATTACTTCTTTTGACGTCTTGGACGGTCAGTCCTGTAAATTCATAGGAAAAGATAAGAAATGGTACCCCGGTGCGTACCTTTTTACGGTTGACTGGGCTCACCCAGAGAGTAATATAGTTGACACTGATCATTCAGAGATCCCGCAAGAACATAAATGCGCACACATCATAGCCCTAGAAAATGGTAACTATGCGGCTCAGCCAAATAATAGAATAATATGGAGTATTCCATCCTTCACGGTGAGAGATGAAGTACCATTCGACTGGAAGGTTCAAACAAGTGATTGGAATGTCGAAGACGATCGTAAATGGGTAACAGAGGATTCAGATAGATTCTTCTATAACATGGAGGAAAAGGAAAAGGAAAAAACTACCTCCGAACTTTTACAAGAAGGTATGGATCTGCAAAAAAAATTAGAGGAAGAGAATGATTAAAAACTGGTGGAAAAAATTTAAAGAATGGTTCTGGAGAGATTTTTATGGAAGGGACTAAATGTAAAAATTGTAACTGTAAATGCCATTGTTCTTTAAAAGAGCACGGCGACATGTATGGGGTGTGTAGTTGCACTGTCTGTGAACATGAGTTAGAAGAGTGTGAAGCGTGTCAGTAGAAAAAACAGAATGTTGCAATATGCATACCAAAGAAAAAGAAAAATTAGGTATATGTTGTCAAACAAAAAGCATTCATCAGTTATGCGTAGAAAATCCAACGCTAACCTACAGACAAGTGGAACAATTGAAGGAGCAAAATGAATAAATTATATTTAGTTCTTGCATTATTATTTGCATTAAGCGCCTGCTCGGTAGGCAAAAAATGTACCTATACACAAGATGGAACGAAACTCTCATCTTATGTATGGTTTTATAATGGTGACAAGCCAATTGATTTAGACAAAAACAATTGTAATTAAGATGAAAATCGGACCTGAACAATCGGTACAGATGCCGATGAAAACCGTAATCTCTCTGATTATCATGGTCGCACTTGGGACCTTCGGATTTTTTCAGATACAAGAGAAGCTCAATCAGCACTCAACTAAACTAGAGATTATGGAAAAAGATTCTGAACTTAATACTGAGTTCAGAATAAAATGGCCTCGGGGTCTATTAGGAAGTCTTCCGGCCGATTCGGAACAATTTTTGTTGATCGAGGATCTTTACAAAACCACCGAGAAATTGCTATTATCTCAAGAAGCAGGCATGCATAATACCGTGAACATCGAGCGATTACAAAAAGACGTAGATAAAATACTTAATATTATTGAAAAATTAAAGGATGCTAGTAGAGAAATGAAATTTAGTAACGGAGCACATTAATGGAAGTCGTAGTAGCTCTTTTGATGTTC